TGTCGAATTTACCCTGCTAAGATCTTGGAGACTCTCTGCGCAAAGGCTTAGAAAACCAATCTTCATGGGGGAAAGCAACTTCACGTTGCGAGCGTGCTTCAGCTTTACGAAGAGCCAACCATATCCGCTGTCTAGCTGCGGCATATTCAGCAAATTCATCCCGCTGAGGAGCAAAAGATTTACTATATAGAGACTCAGTAGAAACATGGCTAGAAGAATCCAAATTTATACTTTGAGGCGGTTTAGTAGATTCATCCTGTTGGAGTTCTCCTCTGTTGTTTCTTTTAGATTCAAGATTCCTCCTTTGCACCAGAAGGCGCGAATTTGAACACAAGAAAACGGGCGCTCCACTTTTTCAAGAAGGTGGTGGCCGTGGTGCTCAAATTCTCAAAATAGAGGCCGAGAAGGCGCAGAAAAAGCCCGGAGGGTATAAACTACCCGCCGGGCTCTTTTCGTGGCTCTGAGGGGCTCACACGAGCTCTCAGGGCCTTTTATTCTGTTTCCGTGTCCTGCGCTTCGGCAACAGCTGTCGCCGGGACGGCCTCGGCCGCGATCTGCTGCACCGCTGTGGTGGCGATCGTGGTCGCTACACTGGCAGCCGTCGCCGCTGCGGTTGTGGCCGCGGTCTTGTCGGCCTCCGGCGTCTTGATTTCGCGGCATACCTGCTCGATCTTGGTTTCCACCCATGTGTCACAGTCGCCGTAAATTTCGCCCAGCGCTTTGACGGCGGTTTCGCCGAGGATCTACAGCGTTTTGTCTTTGGCCTTGTTGAAGGCTTCGATCTGTCGTTCCTTGGTGAACTTACCCTCAGCTTTCAGCGCGTCGGTGAAGGTCTGGGCCGTATAGGTGACGGCCTGCGCCACCGCGTCGGCCGCCATGTTCATGTACTTGGCCGCGGTTTCGTTGTCGAGCTCCTTCTCGATCTGGGCGGTACGCTTTTTCAGCAGCGCCACCAGATAGGCCCCGCCCGTTGTAATGAGCAGGCAGAGGACAGGCACGCAAGCGTTCACGATCTGCTGCATTGTTTCATTCATGGCGATCCCTCCTTAGATTAGTTTATTGACAATTTGCTGCACGGCTGCGTAGTTGTAGCCCGCTGCTTCCAGCCGCTTTCTGCGGTCGGCTCCGTTGCCCCATTTACCCGCGATCACTTCCTTGGCGATCTCGGTGTTGGACTTTTTGGCCTTCTGGCCGGAGAGCTTCGCATTGACGGCGCTCTGCACGGCGTCGTAGTCATACCCGGCCGCGGTGAGGCGGCTCTTGCGGTCGGGCCCGTTTCCCCACTTGCCAGCCAGTACCTCGTCTGCCAGCTGCGCCACGGTCTTTTTCCCGTATCCGCTGGCGGGCTTGCTGCCGGTGTCCCCGGAGCTGGCCGCGCCGCCCTTGAATTTCGGCAGGCCATAGCCGCGAATATACCGGCCATTCACCTGCATGGTGCGGCGGCCCACGGCGTCGCTCATGTTGCCCTCGATCACCTTCATGGTGGAGCCGCTCACGCTCTCCACGATACCGACGTGATCCGGCCAGCCGGTATTGTCACCCGCGCCGGAGTCGTCCCAGTCGTAGAAGATAACATCACCGGGCTGCGGGGTGTGGGCGTCGTTTTCCTGCCATGCGCCGAGCTTCTGGAAAAGCTGGATCATTTGCCCGCACCCGCACTCGGTCGGGATAATGTCGGTCAGGCCGCACTTGATCGCCATGGCCGACACGAAGGTGGCGCACCATGCGTCCGTATATTTCACGGCGTAGCCTCTGGCGAGGGGCTTGTGTCCGTTGTAAATGTCAATGATCTGGCGGTGGCTGCCGTTTGCCTCCTTGCAGCCGAGGTAGCTCGCCGCTGTTTTTACAAAGTTCTGTCGCTGTGACATATTGCCTCCATTTCCGGCTCCGGCTCCGGCGTTTCCTCCGGTGTAGCCGTTGAGCCTATTCTGCTTGATTTGCGCCTCGTAGTCCACAAAGGCGGTGTCCATGTCCACGTCGCCGCTGATACCTGCCACTTTGCCCTTGCTGGAGCTCTGCCACATGCCGAAGCTGTGGCCGGTATAGGTCGGAGCGCTGGCCCACTGTGCGAGCCAGAAGTCGAAGCGGGCGAGCGCGTTCATGTCCAGACGGTTGCGGGCCCAGTCCGCGTTGCTGTAAAAGCTCGCATAATAGCCCGCGGCCTCCAGTGCGGAGCAGAACGTCGTCACCATGGCGGTGAGGGTGCTCCGGCCGAGCCCTGCCTGCGTCTTGTCCTCAATGTCGAAGGCGATCGGGTAGAGGATCCGGCCCTTGTACTTGGCGAGCTGCTGGATCACAAACGCCGCCTCCTTCTTGACGGCCTCTACGGTCAGGGCGTAGCTGTAAAAGTAGCAGCCGACGGCGATCCCGTTTTTCAGGGCTCCCTCTACGTTCTTCTGGTAGCAGCCGTCCACGCCGCAGGCTGTACCGTCCTTGCTACCATAGCCGAGCCGGATCATGGCGAACTTTACGCCGTCCCCGGCCACCTTGGCCCAGTCGATCGCTCCCTGCCACTTGGACACGTCAATGCCTTTCAGTTTTATGCTCATGTCGTTGTTCTCCTTACATGTCGTTGAAATTGGCCGCCTCTGGTTGTACGCCAGCAGCGGCCATAAGTTTGATTTTGTTCTCGGCCTTGGCCTTGGAGTAGTAAAAGCCCGTAGCCGCGGCCATTTCTGTGAATACTGCCGGGATCAGGTAGCCGAGCGCCGAGGTGTCCATGGTGATCCAGATCATGCGGCAGGAAAACAGAACGATCGCCACTGTGACGACACTCACGCCCACGAAAATGAGCTTTGAAAACTCCACTTTTTTGTTGAGCTTGGCCGCCGCTTTCAGTTGCCGGATCTGTTTTCTGAGTCGCTGGTTTTCCAGCGTGAGCCGCTCGATCTGCACCTGCGGATCCTCAGCGTCCCCGGTGGCGGTTGCCTCCAGTGCTTCGTATTCTCCGCGCATGATTTCCACCTCCCTTAGTCGAACAGTGCGCCGATCCCCTGCTCGGTTAAAAAGTCCTTTTGCTCGTGTTTTACTTTTGCCGCGTATTCCAGCGCGGCGTGCATGTCGCCATTACAATGCGCGTCCGGGATCCGCTGCACGGCTCTGGCCGTTGCCTCGCCGAGAGCGATCGCAGCCCCGACGCCCTGCACCAGAAAAAGCTCTTGCTTTTCGCGGTTCCTTTCCCGCCTTTCCTCGGCGGCTTGGCGTTCCCGTTCCTCATTTTCGCGCTTCTTTTCCCGCTTCTGGAGTCGCTGCTCGATCAACCAAAAGCAGAAGCCGGTCAGCGCTGAGGGTATGCTGGCGGCTATAATGATCGCTGTTACGTCCATGTGTTCACCTCCTGAGACTGTTCGCCGTCCCTGCGTTTGAATTTGATATTGTTTTCGATCCACTTCTGGAGCCCGTGCGTCGAACAGTGGCCCAGCATACCGAAGTAGCTCTGCATGGTGGCGTCCACCGCGTCGAAGTCAATCAGCCCGGCCTCGTATTCCTTGGCGATATAACGCATACGGGCTTTGGCTTTCTTGATACTCTGCCTCGTGGGTTTCCGGCCGCCCGGAAAAATGCGGCAGCCCACGAAGGTGATCCCGTGCTTCACGAGGCCGATCGCGGTCTTGCTGTTGAGTTCGAGGTGTAGCACTTCGTTGAGGTATTCCTCAATGAGTGCCCGCCATTCGTTCAGCGTTTTGGCGTCTCGGTGTAGCAGCACCATGTCGTCCATATACCGGACGTAAAAATGGGCTTTCAGCTCGTGCTTGATATACTGATCCAGCTCGTTGAGACAGACGTTTGCGAGCAGCTGGCTGGTGAGGTTGCCGATCGGCATACCCACCTCGAAAAGCCGCTCCGCTGGCGGCACCTCGTCAGCCGACTTGCCCGGAGGCAGGCCGAATGGTGTATGGTCGCAGTTGATGATCGTGTCCATGAGCCAGAGAAAACCGTCCTCACCCGGATATTTTCGCGCTAAAATACCGAGCAGAACGCTGTGATCCACTCGGTAGAAATATTTTGAAATATCCAGTTTTAAGTAGTGCCACGGTGCCCCGGCTTTGCGGTCAACGAGTGCGGCCCAGTATTGGAGCCGGTCAGCCGAGCGGGTGGTGCCTTTGCCGACTCTGCACCCGTAGCTGTGGTATATCATGCCATTGTCGAGCTCTTGGTTTACCTGCAAATAAATGGCCCATTGAACGACGCGATCCCGGAAGCCCAGCGCCATAATGAGCCGACGCTTTGGCTCCGAGACGTAAAACTGCCGGTATCGGCCCACGGTGTAGGTGCGCCAGATCAAGTCGTTTTGTATGCCGATCAGGTTTTCCTCCAGCCGGGCCGAGAAGGCCGCCACGTCGTCCCGGTACCACTTTTCGCTCGCTGCCTCGTGGTATGCGTTCAGCAGGTTTTCCCACGAGTATATTCGTTCCAGAAGGGAGGGGTGGCTTGTTTGTTCCATGCCTTCGCTCCTTCCATGATTTCATAAAATTGGCCCGCGTGTGACACTCCTTGGATCGGCCGTTCCCCGGCGGTTGCCGCTCCGCAGGTTCCCGGCCGCCCTTCACCCGCATAGCAGGAGCGGCCAGCCTGCGCGGTTTGCCCGCCGCCCCCGGTGGCCTCCACCGGCGAGCTGCACGAGCGTGTATCTTTGGCCTTGTCGGCCGGGAAATGCGTCCCTTTTGCCTTGGTGCTCCTGCTGGGCCTTGGCCCGCAGGAAATAAGCGAAAAAGGCAAGAGCGGAGCGGAAGCCGACGTTCCAGTTCACATTCGCGCGGGAGTTGTTGCCGTTGAAGTAGAACACACCAGCGTTCGCACCGTTGTTCCAGTTGCCCCCGCGGATCACGCAGCGCCCCCTTTTATCACGACACATTCCCCACGGGCTCACTCGTTCGACTTTTTCCAGCCGCCGAGCATACGCCCGATTTCGTTCAGTTCTTTACTCCAGATTTCATGGAGCCCCGGAGAGATCAGACGATCCTCCGGTGATACTGCCGTATCTACCAGAGAGCGCAGCACGTCCAGTTTCGTGTCCATTCTGTTTTGCAGCTCTACACGTTTCTGGCCCCGTGATCGGTTGGCCTCAATGCAGAGCTCCAGCATATCCATGAACACGGCCGTCATGTGCTTGCGGTACTCGAACTTTTCCGGCTTTCGCATATTGGCGGTGCGTTCGCTCACCCGGATCATGCCCCGGACGATACGCTGCCGCAGTTGTAGGTTATCCATGTTTTACTCCTTGCATGGTGAAGGGCGGCCCTTGCCAGATTTTCAGATTGCCAGATTACCCGATTTCCGGGATAAAAGCGGAGCGGAAGCCGACGCTCCAGCCCACATTCGCGCGGGAGGCGCTGCCGTCGAAGCAGAACACACCAGCGAGCGCACCGCTGGCCCAGTGGCCCCCGCGGACCACGCAGCGCTCGGCTACGCCGTTATTCAGCCAGTAGTAGTCGCCCTCGTAGTCTGCCTCGGTCGCGCCTTCGTCCGGGAGCAGGGCCAGAGAACGGAGCAGCACCTTGGCCGCTGCGCCGACTGCTGCCGCTGCGGTGACTTTTGCAAACAAGCAGCTCCGGCTCTGGTCTGCGGAACTTGTCACGGTGGTGGTATATACCCACGCGCCGCTCACATAGTCGAGCTTGATCGTGCTGCCGGAGAGCTTCGCGGAGGTGTCGCTCACATGGCACTCAGGCTCTACCAGAGAGCCGTCGGCCGCGTTGATTGCCTTCCAGCACACGCTCGTCTCGTTCTGCGGGTTATCAGGATCCGCGGCGTCATTGTTGGCAAGGATCTGGAGCTCGCCCCATACGAAGCGGATCCCTCCCTGCCACTCCCAGACGTTGCCGTTCATGTCCCAGATACCGGAGAGAGTCTTGTCGTGACTCCATGTCAGAGGGCCGGTGCCGGTGGCTACGCGGCCGGTTTTTCCGCTGTCTGTGGAGGTCGGGATCGCCTTGTAGTTGCTCTCGCGGGTGTCCTTCCCGTAATTGTTATTGCCGTAGGGCAGGAAGCCGTTTTTCTTGCACCAGAGGGCGATCGCGGCCCACTCGGCGTTAGTGCTGAGGTGCCAGCCTGCGCCCTTGGCCTCGCAGCGTGCGCGGGAGGTGTCGAAGCTGATACTCACGGCCGGATCCTCGCCCGGCAGGCTGTACGCTGCTGTCACGTCGCCGTCGGTCAGCTTGGTGGTGTGGACGACGTTCTGGTACTTGGAGTAGTAGAAGCCGGGGATCTCGGAGCCGTTGACGATAAACGCCGGGTGGGTGGCGCTATTGCCGCCGGTCAGCACGTCGCTGTTCTTAAATGCCGGGATATACCCCAGCACGGAGGGAAGATCGGTGTCGTCTACCTCGATCGTGTTGTTCGGGCACACGCTTTTGAGTGCCAGCATGGAAAGATCAAAATTTGCCATTGTCATGTCCTCC